TGGGTCTCTCCCATAAGGATGTTTATCTTTTCCATAGGTGTTTCCCTCTCTTGGTCTACCACCTTTGTTTTTTAGTTCAGTTTTTAATTCTTCTAATTCATCTTCAACATCACTTGGTTCTGTTTCCATTGCAGGGTCATTACCTTCATCTTCAATCGAACGATATCTGAATCTATCTTTAAGGTCATTGATAAGTTGAGTTTTTTGGAAATCAACTTCATCATCACTAAAGTTAAAGATATTTTTGTATGCCCAATCTTTAGATACCATATTTAATTGTTGAATATCAGAAACTAATCTAACCTTCTCACTCCAAAGATTTACTTTTTCTTGTTCATAAATCGTAGATGGGTTAACCAAATTTAATTCAAAATCTACCATCTCAGCACCTTCAATACCTTGTGCAGCTAAGTGAGTTACTGCTAATTTAGTTAACTCTGAAATAAGAGTTCTTTGGATTCTTTCAATTGTTCTTGCAAATCTAACATCTTCTGCAGCAAGAGTTGCTTTACCATTTACATTTTCATCGTATCCCAAATATGCTTTTGGAATCTTTAGAGCTGCAAATAATTTATTCTTTAAATAATCAATATCATCAATTGCAGTGTATTCTAAACCACCCAATGAATCAATTTCAGTTCCACTATCACCACCCCTAACAGGTAAGAAGAAATCTTCAGTTAAGTTTTGGATATTATACTTTAAGTTGTAATCACCAGTCTTTTTGTCCACAAATGGAGTTTTCTTCATTTTGGTGATAATTCTTTGCATGTAGTTATCAACCTCTTGTGGTGGAATGTTACCAATATCAATTTTGAAAACTCTCTTATCAGGTGCTCTCATAATTCTATGAATCAACATTGCATCTTCCATAAGAGAAACTTGTTTCCAAATTCTTCTACCGTTCTCAATCATTGCCTTACCATATGGAAGGAAGTTCGTATCTGATAATAATCTAAAGTGTACAATTTCATAGTTCTCATACTCACCTTTACCATTTGGGTCATGATTTACTTTGAACTTAATATAGTTTGGGTTGTTTGGGTCAGTATTTTCCAATCTTTCAGTTTCATAAACTGGAAGTGGTTTTACATTAATGATACCCGTGCCTGGTTGTATTTCTTGTAGTAAAAAGAAATCACCATACTTAACCATATTACGAGTCCAAGACCAAAGGTTGAACTCAATATTAAGAATATCATAGAAAAGGTTTTCTAAAATATCTTTTACTTTTTCGTTTTTTGATTTGATTTGTACAACTTCACCAAATTCGTTTTTAAGTGTACATTCATCTGCGTAGATGTCCAATGCCGATGAGATAATTGGGTCATTATCCATCGCATCATAATCTCTGAACAATTCTCTACGAACTTGATGGTATGCCATTGATTGGGCTGCCATCTGGTCTCCATAAAAAGACCTTTGTAGTTTGGTGTACCTATCTCTTAAATTCATTAAGTTAGTACCACCCTGCTGTCTATCATCTACATCAACAACTTTTTTCTTTCCATCCTTGTCAACCTTTACGATTGCTTGAGTAGAAAAGAGTTTTGTTAATCGATTAAAAAATGAACTATTTTGTTCTTCTGCCATTTTGTTTCCTTATTTTATAACCTTTATTTATTTACCATGCTTTACAACTCCAATACCTTGCCTTATGTCTTGGACCAGGATTATCACAATTGTGTCTTGCTCTAAATGCTTTTCTTCGTGATGGAATATCTTTCTGAATCTGCATTGTTTTTTCACCTGCAGCTTTAGCTGATGTTCCTCCATGCCCGAAGTTAACTTTTACAACATTTCCCTTTGGATTTTTAACATATACTTTGAACTTTTTTACATCACCTCTCATAGGTTTATTGAGTTTTACATCTCTACCTTGGTATTCAGCTTCCGTAATATCTTCTTTCATATTTTTAAGAAAGTGGATAAACTCTCTCAAATCATAATAGTTTTCCACATCGTATTCTTCGATGTTTTCATCTAATCCTAATTTGAATTCGTTATAAAGTTCTTCAGAATAATTTTCCATACTTAATCCCTATATTTAACCTATACTATATAAATATAAAACTTTTATTTTATAACCATTTAGTTAAATCTTCAGTATCCCCACCAACATCCATTTGCCATGGGTTTTCATCGGGGTCATTTCCACCATATACCCCACTATAAGTATATGTAGATATACCATCAATCGCTCTTTTAGTTAAATCAATACCTTCTTGTCTTAATCTCAAAGCAGTATCTCTTACCCAAAGTGAAATAGCAAGAGACATTGTAAGGTCATCGTTATATCCTCTCATTGCCTCAGCTCTACCATTCATCCAAATAAATGTAAACAATTCTTCAATAGTTCTGATTGAACGAATGATAATTGATTTTTCTCTCACATATTCTTCTAACTTCGAAATAATTAGTGGTCGAGTTCTTGAGGTGGTTGAGAATCCTGCTACCATCCCCCTATCTTGTGCCCTATATCTATTTGAGAACTGATTCTCTACATCCACATACTTTAAGTCCTTACTCATATAATATAAGTTAGGATAGTTTCTATCGATTACTTGTTGAATACATGCCCATCCAATATTAGCATTTTCAATCACTAATAGAGCGTTGTTATATTCAGTTGCTAATGCTACTAAAAAATTTCCAAAATCTTTAGTATCTAATTTACCTCTATATTCAGCAACTTGCTCCGAACCCTCTACATCAATTACATGAGCAGCAGAGTAATCCGATGAATCACCCCTAGCAACATCGGCAACTACCATATAAGATTTTGTATAATCTGGAAACTGCCATTTCCATAAGTTACCATCAAACCCAGTTTTTTCTAAAGGGTCTTGTATATAAGTTTCTTTATAGAACTGAAGTATTTGTGGTTCAATTACGGAATCACCAGAAGATACAAAATCACAATCACATTCTTGTGCTGCTCCTTTTGGTCCCAATAGGGTTTCTTGTTCATCTCTCCAATTTTGGTCTCTTTCGGGATGAACACTCCAATGTAATCTAATATTATTAAATCCATTTGTTCCTTCTTCAGAACCTACCCAAGTTTTGTGAAAAAAGTTTCCAACACCATTTGGAGTAGAAAGGATAATTGCAGAACCACCTGTTGATAGTGTAGATTGTGCCGATACCCAAATTTCTTCAATCTTATCGATGAAAGCTGCCTCATCAAATACCAATAAAGATAGTGCTTCCGAACGACCAGCATCACCAGCAGCTGAAGTTGCTTTGATTTGAGAACCATTCGAATATCGAAGGGATAGTTTATTATCTTCAATAGTTGTTAACTTTAGCCAAGAAGGAAGATACTGATTCATCACTCTTACTTTGGTTACCAAGTTTTTTGCAACTTCTTGTTTAGTTGCAATTACTAACACATTGTAATCATCGTTGAATAACATTTTCCAAAGTGAAAATCCAGCAGTTAATGTTGAGATACCAGTTTGTCTGGATTTAAGAATTATATTATATCTATGGTCTTTGAAATCAGTTAAAGTAGTTTCTTGAAACGGAAAAAGGTGAAAGGGAATTTTTCCTCTCACCGGATGCTGAATCATACAATACTTTTTCATAAAGTAGATTGGGTCAGATGCACACTTTTTGTACTCCTCAGCTATGATTTGTTTTAACGATGCCTTTTTTGCCAAAATCTATTTATTTTTTTCCGATTTTCCAATACATACCACCTGTAACAAACGGTGCTAGTTGTGAGGTATTAGAGTTGTTCTGAATACCCAAACCTAATTGATATAGATTATTCTTTTTACTTTTTAGGATTAATCCAGCCCCAACATTACTGATTACATCTTCTTTGTTGAATCCCCCATTTAATCCCCAATAAAATTCGTTCTTTGGTAATTCTTTTACAATTGTTGTATTATAAACTGTTGGTATCTTGAAGAACCAATCTACATCTCTTGATTGAATTTGGTTTTGTGAAATAATATCAGTTAGGATACCATATCCTAAAGTTGGATTTGGTTTATTTCCTAATGAATCGGTAACTCCACTTGGGAAATCGTATGTAAGATTGAGAGTATCTTTTACTTCATACTTTGCAAAATAATCTTCTACAATTTTTAAAGTATCAATATCAATTGGTACTTCTACTTCAACTGTTTCTACTTTAGTGATGTATTTTGGTATATATGTTGGAACTTTAACTGTTTTTTCTACAACAACAGTATCAACCTTTTGTTCTAACAATTCATAATCTTTACCACCTACATTTATAATTTCTTTATCTTCTTCTTCACCACCACAACTTCTTAATAATAATACCACACATAGTGCCATTATCATTATTGTTTTTAAATCAAATTTCTTTAACAAGCTCATAATTTTTATCTTTTAGCTTTTCATATGCAGCATTTCTTTTTTCAATAACTTCTGTAAGTTCTTTCTTACCATTTTCGATATCTTTTTCGATTTGTTCTTTTAAAGTTTGTACATCTTCATTGGATGACCACTTTTCAACCGAACCATCATCGTTTACATACTCATGAATATTTTTAACTTCATTTAATGCCTGATTCCACTTTTGTAAAACATCAGTTCCATGTGCTGCCATATTTGAATATACCTTATACTCATTATATGCTTCCCATAATCCATCTTTTTTAATGATTGATTCTTTTTTTGCTAGACATTTAGAACAATATCCAGTTTTAGATATTAATTTTTTATCAGTTACTCCATATTTGGATTTATCACAATCATTAGATTTACATTCAGATAATTTTGATAAAAATTTTCTAACCTCTGACAATTCTGATGATGCTTTGGATTGTTTTACTTTTCCATATGATTTTTGTTCCCAAACTATACCGTTTTCTTCCCACACATCACCAACTTTTCTTTTAGTTGTTTCTTTAATATCAGATAGGGAAATTTGAGTATCTTTTTCATACTCACCAGTTTGAATCATATTTACCAACTTCCTACGAGTTGGGTGCATAAATTTTTTATTGAATTTTTTCTCAGCCATAAATCGTAACTTATATATCCATATATATAAGTATTAAGTTTTTTACTATTCGTAAAATAACCCAAGAATCTGATTGAGAGGTGCGAATGTTCCTGTTAGTTTGAAAGTTTTCCCACCATACACAAATACGATTCCCTCATTTGGTACAATTTTGTCCTTTCCACCAATAGAATTTAATCGTTCTAATTCTAATTTTAGTTTTTTAACTTTCTTTGGGTCGCCTGATTTCTTCACATCTTTGATGGTTTGGTCTAACCTCTTCTTCATATCTCTAACTGCTTTGTCTGGATTTACAGTTAATGCCGAACTCATGAATGAAAGTACTTCTGCACCTAAACCTAAAAAGATATTTTCAAATGGTCTAATATTATCTTTAGCCATTTTAGCATGGTCATTCTTATCAATTCCGTTTGCCCACTCTAATGTTTTTTCATCAGTAATATTCCGTTTATCTAATCTGAATGACTTATCGTAAAATGCCCATCTCTTAACTAATCCCATTAAGGTTTTGTTATCTAATTTAGATGGTGATTTCTTATTTACAAAATCCATCCAAAATGCTTGATGATAATCAGCTATGCCATCGTTATCCTTTAATTTAAATTTAGATTGTAATTTTGAAATTTGACTATTATATTTTGCCTTGAATGAAGATAGATTTTTTGACTTTGGTAATTGAACTATCGGTGGTCCTTGAATTGTGTAAGCAGATTGAACTTGTTGATTAACTTGTTTAATCATGCCTGCTAACATTCTTGCAGCATCTTGATTTTCACCAATAGCAATACCATCTTCGTTATATTCCATTGTTCCATGAAATACTAATAGTGCTTGCCCATAAGGTATTACATTAACAGAAGTTGGATAGATAACTTCTAAATTCATAAAACATGCTCCACCTTTGAAGATTTTATCTCTTTGTTTCTCCGAAAGTTTTGAAATAGCTTGGGTTAAATCTTTCATTGCGAAGTTGTATGCCTTTTCCAATTCTCCTCTACCAGCAAACTTCATTGCTACACCATTGATATCTAACGCATTCTCCCCTTTGTTTTTCAAATGTCCTTTGTTTCTTGCTGCAACTAATCTTCCATCTCTCCAACTAACTGCTAATGCTTGTCCATCGGTCTTTTCTCGTGTCAACTCTAAATTCCCTTCTAAAGCACGATTTACAATATCTTTTAGTTGTCCAAAGGTTAAATTGATTTCAGTATCGAATGGATGGTTCATATGTCCATACGCACCACCTTCCGTAATCAATCCTTCAGTAATACCACCACCTAATGCCGGTTCGTAGTATTTCTCTTTTGGTTCTTTATTAAATTTCTTTCTTAATTTCTTTAAGTCTTTTTCATGGTCATCTATCCATTTTTGGTCTGGATATCCATGTGGAGCAAGTTCATCAATTTCATCACCTAAACCAACCTTATCCTTTGGATATACTTTATGGGTACGATATCTAACGTACTCATCTATATCTTCAAATTTATATTCTGGGTCTGGTGTTTTAAAATCATCTTTTCTCATTACGGTCTTAGCGATTACTTTGTTCGCTTGTTTCATAAATGGAATATTGATTTTACTTCTATTATCCTTTGCTACGATTTGTCCGTACAATTGTAAGAAGTTTAAGAAATCCTTTTTCTTCTTTCCTAATCTTTTGAAGAATCCAATTAGTTCTGCTTGAGAAATTGGTTTCTTATTTCGTGGGTCAGTTAATCTATCGAAGAAATGTTTATCAGTTAAAACTACATCAACTGGGTTAAGTTGTTTATCAGCGTAATGGTCAATCTTTTGTAAATCAGCCATTGGGATTTCATCTAATTGAACTTGTACACCTTCTTTTAAGATTCTAAAGTTTACAACTTTTCTACCATTGATTGTTGGCATCCCATGTTCATCTTTACCAATAGTTTTAACAACTGTCTTTTTATTTTTAAATCTACCCGTTAAGATTGTATCACCCACATTTACTGGAAGTTTGATATCTTCTTTTAAGGTGTTTCCAACTTCTTCTTTTTCCTGTTCAATACCAACTAAAGATTCTTCTCTTTCATCTTCTAGCTCAATAAAGTCAACTAATGAATATCCAACTAAACTAGCCACCCTCGTTACATGATTCCACCACTTATCATAAGCTTGTGAACCATAGAAATCTTTTTGGTTAGTTGCAGTTGTTTTACCAGCTACACCAGCTGGGAATGGGGTTACTGCCTTTACAGGCCCATCAGGATAAATTGGATGTGGGTCAATGTCAGTAAGTTCATCACTCATAATTTGAGATAGAACACTATATCCAATTTGTTCTGCTCTTTTTTGAGAAACTCTATCGAATGTTGCAAAGTTTGGATAGATATAATTAGGCCCATCATCAACTGAATCTGGCCCTAATGTAGTTGTTGCTTCTTTGATTAAATCTACATTTTCAGACAACCATTCTTCCACAATTTCCTTTGGAATAAAAATACGATTTTCAGATACTTCTGGAAGTTTTGATAATTTATCTACAATAAAATCAAAAATCTTTTTGTTGAATTTTGGATATACCCTCTTTGTAAAAAAATCTTTTTTATCTTCCTCTGAACCTGATTTTAATCCGTTACGAACTTCAGTTCCACTTACACCACCACCTCCTTCAGGTGCGATGTAAACATATCCTCTATCTTCGTATCCTTCGAAATCAATACCATCTTT